CGTGATTAATAATGTTATTAGAAGTTAGTACATGTCGTCTAATAACACGAGAAAGTCACCTCCTCCTAAAGCACAGTTTCAGCGAGGCGGCAGCGTCGAAAAAACACCAAAGTCGACACCAAAGTCGACACCAAAGTCGACACCAAAGTCGACAACAAAAGGTAAAGAAGTTGTTCCTACGCCACAGTCAAAACCATCGAACTTCCCGACTGCCACACCAGAATCACTTCTTCCGACACAGGTGATAACAGATGAAAACTTCGAAAGGGCTTTTGGGATAACGACTGCCGTGCCGGCGGAAGGCGCGGAGGGAGACACAACAAAAGCTCCGGCTGCCGTGCCGGAAGGCGCGGCGCTCTCTGTTAGACAAGGTAGCAAAAGATTGGATTTTGGTGGTGTAACAATGGCACCCGTGTCGGAGGAGCCCGAGGCGGAGGAGGACGAGGCGGAGGAGGACGAGGCGGCGGCGGCGGAGGAGGACGAGCCAGAGGAGCTTGAGACGGAGGAGTCCGAGGAGGAGGAAATAGAATTAGACGAAACACAAACTGATATAATTGAAATTATGTTAAAGATAGTTAAGTTGAGGTACATTCTTGCTTCGGATGAGACGAATAGCGGTTTGAATTCGGTTTTGTCTGGGCAAATCGACATTCTTAAAGATATAATTGAAAATGACAACGATTATGAAAACTTTTGTCAAAATTCGGTTGACACCGTGTCTCAAATTATAAGATCTTTCCCAACATTTTTAACACCCGAAGGTAACATTGAAGAAAATTTTGATTATGAAAATGTAAAAGCAGAAGAAGAAACATTTACGTATGACTTCGACGGTGAAGAGACTAACAACAACTCTCCTTCGCCTAAGAGGAGACGCACAAATTCAAATAATACATCGCGTGTTGGAATGGATTTCGAAGCAAGAGCGGCGTTCGCTGTTAAAAAGTATTTTTTTAAAAAAAGTGCATACGACGCCGTCGGGGAGAGTTTTGAAAATTTGACCCAACCGGCGGATGTCGATTTTGGTGTAATGAACAAATACATATATATTGACCCCGAAGACATTAGGGATGAATACTCTTCACAGAATAAGGTAGACGCCATGGCGCTGATGACGTCATCGATGGGATTAATGCACAAAGATAAAAACTTAGATATTAAACTATCGGTAAATCCCTATTGTGGTCATATGAGATTGTACAAACTCCCTAGATCATACGAGAGGATAAAGGAAATCGTTGGGGACGAACCCAAAGACAAAATAAACATACTTACAGCGTTAGGAAAAACTCTGGAAGATGTAAGAATTCCCCCTTTTAAATACGAAAAAGCATTTAAAGAAGCTTATATTGAGGTGGCTGGGTTCGCCACCGAGTGATTAGATTATAATTAGATTTTGATGTTCTTGGGGGGCTTCATGATTTCATCGACAATCTTCCACTTGACGCACTCGTCCGGGTTGAGATAGATATCCTTCTTCATCAGGTTCTTCATCTTCTTCTCCGGAATGTCGCAGTGCTCTTCGTACATCGTCTTTGCCATTTCCATGAACTTCTCGCAGTTCTTCATCTCGTCCTTCATGTCTTCAAACTTGCCCCAGAACCCGTCCGTTGCGAGCTGGTGGATGAGGACATGGGCGCGCTCGCCAATCATCTTCTTTCTTCCTCCCAGTAGGAGGAACGTGGCGGCACTGGCACAGCACCCGACTGCAATGGTGGTCACCGGAACGCGAATCTGCTTCAACTGATCGTGTCCGCTGAAACCCGCAAACATATCACCTCCGTTGCTGTTGATGTAAATCTTAATCTCGGGCTGGTACCCGGGATTCTCGATCATCCTGTAGAGGAGATCCTTTTCGAGCTGGCGGACCACCTTGAAAAGATAACAGATGGAATCGGTATCCACATCCGCGGAAAAGAAAATCTCGTTCCCGATGATCTTAATGTCATCCCATTCATCGCTCTCGGTGTCGTCCTTCGAATCGGTCATCTTACGGTACGGCATTTTGTTTGAGTGCTTTCTTGATATTTATGAGGCGCCTACCCCTTAACTCAGTTTTTAGCGATATATGTTTCATTAAATCAACATCACAAGATTGGAAGTCGTAACTCCTAACAGTCGAGAGAAACTCGTCATTTGTTACGTTTTGGAGAATATTAGAAAAATAGTTAAGGGATTCGAAGTCCAACGACGCACCCGGATTCCTCGAAATGAAATTAGATAACTGCTTAGATCGCATTTTCATATTATAACACTTTGTCCAAGCCGAGCCGGGTTTCATTTCATTCTTTTTTACTTTGTTTTTTATATATTTAGATGGAATCACACACGCCTCGAGTGTAAAGTATGGAAGAAAATCCCAATTTCCTGCATACATTGCATTGTCGTATTTGTCCGCACGTGAGAAAGATTCGGTTATTTTCGCACACTCCTCTATCGAATCTGACGTGTAGTTTGAAAAAATCAAATCCTGGGTGTGTCCATGCTCCTCTATGCCCTTCCCGATGAATTTTTTGTATCCATCACCCCCTTCGCATATCAATTCATCCACGGATTCCGTTGTACTATAAAATTTATCCGGTTTGTCGGGTGCAAAGCCAAAGCGCGTGTACATTTTTAGAGATGTGATGAAATTTCGTATGTTGCTTCCATCCCAAAACTTTAAAAATTTCAAGTCTGAGATTTTTGAAATTTTCTTTTTGAACTTCATGAGTTCGTTCATGCTGGGGGGAGTCATTTCTATCGCCACTCCTTCCACGAACGATTGAATCTTGTCTCTGTGGCGGGTGACTATGACCACTGGTCCCATTATTTGCCGGGGGTTTTTGATGTACTCCGCCGCAATTTTCCACCCGGGTTGTGATATGTCAACGTCATCGAAAAACCACACACTCGAAGTTCCCTCAACTCTTTCTATGAAATCGGTGGTTTCTGGCTTCGATTTTAAAATGTCCGAAGTGAATTCCACGAACTGGTAATTTTCGAGAAGCAATCTCGACGTGAAGCTCTTGCCGCATCCACTCGGTCCATGCACCACACAAACGTTGCCTTCGTCCACGTGGTGCTCGAAGTTTCTTTTGAAACCGTCGTTTTGTATAATATTTAGATTATCGGTTTCTTTTTCTCGTCTAATAATAACAAAATTCTCCATGATAGATGAATTGACAGATCAGGTTCTTGATATGATTTTCACAAATAAAAAAATAAAGGAAAAGTTATATCCTTTATTTTATTTGATCATTTGCTTTAACCTTGCTTTATTGTTTATGATGATCTACATGACAATAAAAATATATTATATTAGTAAATGTCTGGCAAAGTTATCTACTTGAAGAAGATGCCCCGTGTGTCTGGCTACAAGTGGCAGGCGACTTTGCCCAACGGCGCCACGGTGCGTTTCGGTGCCGCTGGGTACGAGGATTACACGACGCACGGAAACGCTCTCAGAATGGAACGTTATCTCGTGCGCCACGGGGGGTCGCGCTCGGGGTCTTTGAAGCCCAAAGATGTGCACAGTAACATGCTGCGAAAGGCTCGCAGCTCGCGCGAGAAGTGGGGGAAGGACGGGGTGGGAACGGCGGGTTTTTGGTCTCGGTGGCTTCTGTGGAGCATGCCAAGCATACAAGCTGCAAAGAAGCACATAGAAAAAAGTGTGCTTAAAGGATACAAAATAGTAATAAGGAGATGATAGTTGTTGCTATCGATATTGGATACGTGAACATGGGCGTCACGCGCGCCATCATCGACGAAGAGTACGACGTTTCCTTCACGAGAGCCTTTAAGGATGACATAACGGTAATGAAGCACAATACGGTGAAGCCCTGTAATTGCTGCATACCACACACGAAAGAAACCGTCGACCGCGTTGCTCATTTCATTCAAGAGCACCGTCCTTTATTTGACGAAGCGGACGCCATTCTCGTGGAGAGACAGCCTTTAACAGGATTGAATAACGTAGAGGCTCTCATAGTCAGTTCGTTTAGAAACAAAGCGGTAATTATATCTCCCAACAAGATGCACAAACACTTTAGAATATCTCATTTTGACTACGAAACCCGCAAAGTCAAAACAAACGAAATAGCGTTCCCCTACGTTCACTTTTTGGATTCTTACGCGTGCCTCGAAAGGCAGCACGACATTGCAGACGCAGTTTGCATGACTCTTTTCCACGCGAGCTGTTTAAAAGATAAAAACAAATATAAGAGAAGAATAGAGAGACTTCCTTTTGACGAGTACAGATATGTCAGACCTGCCAATCACATACGAACGAATACACCAGGGAACTCTTTTTCGTGAAACGAACAAGGTATCTTTCTATGGAATGGTGTTTCCTTCAATCGTCGCTGCGAGTAAGATACTCAGGGAGTTGAACGGACAAGATTATTGCATAGAAAGACCGTTCAAAAAGAAAACCTACAAAGGATACGTGTTGAAAAGCGGAGAGGTCGTGGCGATGAAGATGAAAAAGAACCAAAAACCGATATGGTTTTGCGACGAATATAGTGCAAGTATATACTGTAGATATCGTTAAAGAATAAAAACTACTATATATTATAAAGATGGTTCTACAAGTCAAGCGTCTCTCGGATAACGCAATTCTCCCCGCCAAGGGCTCCCCCGGGGCGGCTGGGTATGACCTTTACGCAACGGAGAGCATGGTTCTGATGCCCGGTCGAAGGGCAGTGGTTCCAACAGGAATTTCCATCAAGCTCCCATCGGGAACCTATGGTCGCATCGCTCCTCGCAGCGGTCTCGCCGTGAAGCACGGCATTCAGACCGGTGCTGGGGTTGTCGACCCGGATTACACCGGAGAAATCAAGGTGGTTCTCTTCAACCAAGATCGCAACACTTACGTGATTCACCCCGGATACCGCGTGGCTCAGCTCGTCCTCGAGAAGTACGAGGATGCCGCAGTGGAGGACGTGACGGAGATTCCGGAAACCACCCGTGGTGAGGCGGGCTTCGGGTCGACCGGGGTGAGTGCACCTATACCCATCCCAAAGAAGAAGGCAGAGCCCGCTCCTAAGGCAGAGCCCGCTCCTAAGGCAGAGCCTGCTTCGAAGTCCGAGCCACCAACGCCGGCAGCCAGATCGCCCTCCTCGTCCCAGAGGAAGCCCAGGAAGTCGCGCTCGACTCCCGACACGTCTACCAGCCAGTAAAAATTTATATAAATTATCATACTTAAACACATCGCACGTGTTGTAACTATGGTAGTATTCCAGGCGGTGTCCTGGGAAGCATTTGACAATGATAAAGGACGTTATGAAGTTTGTATATTCGGTCGTACGGAGGGTGGAGAGTCGGTGTGCGTTAGAACGTATTTTAATCCCTATTTCTTTGTGAAAAAAACGAATAAACATTCGACTCTAACTGCATCGCAATTCAAAACTGCCGTGAAGGAAAAGCTCGAAAACCGCTTGACAAACGATGTCAGCACCTACAGCGAAATTGTGAAGGGGCTCTCGATGATCAAGAGGAAGGACTTGATGTATTTCCAAGACAGTTCAGAATACGTTTTTGTAAAGATCGACTTCGCGTCTCTCGGGGCAATGAAGAAGTGTGAACGCGTGTGTCACGATTTGTTCAAGGGGTCTGTGTACGAAGCAAATCTGGAGCCGTTTTTGCGTCTAATGCACAGAACAGGGATAAAATCGACGGGGTGGCTCGAGGTGGATGACAACAAATGCATGAAAACGAATAAGAGCACATGTGACATAGAACTTTTCACCAAAAATTGGAAGATTTTAGAAGCGGTGGATCGCGATGACATTGCTCCCTTCAAAATAGTTTCGTTTGACATAGAAACAAATAGCAGCACGGGGAAGTTTCCAGACCCCACGGAGGAAGGCGATGCCATCTTCCAGATTGCGCTCACGACGAAGTGCTACGGAAGTCCTGAAATAATA